GGAATTGCAGAAAAAATAGATCCTGCAGAATATCCAGCATTAAGTACAGTATCTGGTGCACTTGAAGCATATGAAATTGCATTAATAGAAAAACAAAAAGCATTTGATTTGGCTCAGAATAATGTCTTTATGGATAGACAAGGTGAAGAAGCTAGAGAACAAATTGCAAGTACAATAGGAATGATAAGTGTGGCTAGAGCAGAAGGTCCTGTTGCCAGGTCAACTGTTTATACCAGATTGTTGCAAGATGCTCTGAGACAAATGAAGTCATTTTCAGAATATGTTACTGATCCAAAAAATTTATCAGATCCTAAGTATATAAATTATGTATTAAACTTTGAAAGATTTTTAGAAACTTTTGAGGGTCTTTATGCAATAACAGAAAATAAAGAACTTAATGCAACACAAAGATCTTTAGTTGGTAGTATTGAAATAGAACTAAGAAAACTTTTAGGTACTAAAGTAGTTAGTAAAACAGGAAAAGGTCAGGGTCTTATTAATGATGCTATACTTGACTATGTAGAAAAAGTGATTAAAGATTATGCTTTTCAAGGGAGTAAAAAAGATGATGAGGTTGTTATACAATCACATGGTGGTATGGAATTTACTTTGGCTGACTTGAATTCTTTAGTTAGAGATCTAGCTCCCGATATTGCTAACTCTGATACATACGGAAGAGATTTAGCAACAAATAAAGATGCTATGCTTGCTACTATGGATAAGATAGTTAAGTTTCAAAGACAAGAGTTTTTAGATAGAATAGAGGATAGAGAAAAAGAATTAAGGGCAGCTGGACAAACTTTACTAAGGCTTTCACCTGAAACAGATGTTAACAAACTTTATGATTTTATGTTGGAGTATAATGAAGACGGTAGTTTTTCCGGTTTATATGTACAACGTATAGGTCAAAAATATAATAATCAAAAACAAGAGATAAGAGATCAACTATATGATGAGAATGGTAAACCTTACGAGTATTATCCTATTTATTCATTAGAGAATGCTAAACCAAAAGAAATAGAATTTAATAAAGATCTTTATAGAAAAAAACAAGCATTCAAAGAATTTATGGCTGCTGAGAGATATGAGGAAGGTCAATTAACATCAGGAAAATATCATCAGTATACACAAGAATTTAGAACTGCTAGAGCTAATTTTGAATACTTTCAACCTTATTCTAATAATGAAGGTGGAAGATGGGTTAGAAAACAAGGGGTGGATATAACAGCATATAATGCATATAGAGCAAAATATTATCAAGAATTAACCTATACTAAAATGTATAAAAATAATGGTGAACCTACAGGTGCCATTAAAGAAAACATGAAGTTTGATGATGCTGTTAAACCACAATATGTAGAGGTTAAAGATTCATTTTTTAATACAGAAACAGGTCAAGAAGAAAGTCTTTTAAGTGAGAAGTATGAGGCTATCATGAATCCTAAAGATGCATTAGGTGAGGCAAGAAAAGCTTACTATGAAATGTTTGTTAAAAACTATGAGGAATTACTTAATAAATTACCTAGAGCAACAAGAGGTCAAATGCTTGGTAAAGTACCTATTATAAAAAGTAACTTTGCCAATGAAGTAAAAGCTAAACCTTCATACTTTGCTAGATTAATACCTTCTTTTTTGAGAAGTGTAAAAAACTTATTTGTTGAAACCTCAGAACAAAGAACTGTACTTACAAATAAAAATGGAAACTTAATTGACACACTTCCTGTATTTTATACAGGTAATGCTAGAGCTGAAGATGCGCTTGAAAATATATATAATCAAATTCAAGAATTAAAAGCTAAAAGAATCTCTGGAGGTATCAATGTTAATCAATATAAAAAAGAAAGAGCTAAGTTAGAAGCACAAGCAGTTAAACTTAGAAGTCAACCCACTCTTGGTGAGGTTAGTACAGACATGACAACAAGTCTTTTAAAGTTTGGCAGAATGGCTGAAAACTTTGAAGTAATGGGTGAAGTAGAAGGTACATTAAAAGCAATACTAAAAGCAATTGAGATGAGAACTTATACAACACCAGACTCATCAACTCTCTTAGCTAAAGTATATGACAAAACAAGAGGTTTTATAACTAAAGAGACGGGTAAGAAAAACTATGAAGGTCTCCAAAGTAATGCTGCTAGAAGAGCTCATCATTTTATGAAAATGGTTTACTATGACAATTCAGAGATTACAAAAGGAACAATAGAAAATATTACAAATGCAGTAATTAATGCTTCATCTCTTACCTATGTTGCATTTAACATATTTGGTAATATTAACAACGCAACTTTAGGTCAGGTGAATAACTGGATTGAAGGTATAGGCGGTTTATACTTTACACCCAGAGCTTATGCTGATGCAGAAAAAGATTTTATAACTAAAGCTGTACCTAATTTAGTTAGAAGAACTTCATATGTTGCAGGAGAGATTGCAGACTTAGCAGGTAGAGTTGCTACATTAAATACTTTACAACTTAAGAAAAGTGATTATGATGTAACAAAACCTGTTAGTAAGTACGAATGGTTAACGGATCATTTTAGAATGATGGATCCCGATTCAGATTTACGAGAAGTTACAGGTTCTGCAGAGAAAGGAACTTCGTGGGAGAGGTTTACTCAACTTGGTTACTCATTTAACAAAGGAGCTGAATATATGGTTCAAAGTAAAATTGGAATGGCCATTCTTAAATCAACTCTAATAAAAAACAGTAAGACGGGTGAGACAGTAGGATTAGATGAAGCCTTTGATTGGGATAGATCTACCGGAGAAGGTAAATTAAGAGAAGGTTTTGATACTGTTATAGACTTTAGAACTAAAGAAGAATTTCCTTATGATAGAACTTATTTCAAGAGATTAAGAAATAATATACGTGAAGTAAATAAACAAGTACATGGTAACTATGCTAGGGAAGATAGAATGGTTATCCAAAATAATTTCTTAGGTAAACTTATTGCTCAGTTTCACAAATGGGTAATGCCTGCATATAGAGCAAGGTTCCAAGGTATGTATTATGATGCAAACTTAGGATGGTTAGAAGGTAGATATATTTCTGCTGTAAAGTTTATTAGCTTTTTTACTCGAATGAGTGCTGTTGGTTTGCGAGGATCAAAAACTTTAGGTTTAAAAGATATTGGTGCTGAATTTAAAAAGCAGTTTGGACTAACTGAAAGTGGAATATATAGTGAAGAAAAAGCTAACATGATGCTTAAAAATGTATATAGAACTTTAGGAGAAGCAATGATAGTAATGGCTATTTATGCAATATCACTAATGTTAAAAGGTGCAGATCCAGATGATGATCCATTTGAAAAGAAAATTAAAAACTTTGCTTCTTATCAAGCAAACAGAACTTGGAAAGAGATGATTTTATTTATTCCTGGTCCAGGTGGACTACAGCAAACATATCAAATGGCTAAGACACCTATTGCATCAACAAGAACTTTAGGTGAATTTGGTGAAGCTTTAGAGCTAACAGTATTAACGGGTGGTAAATCTTTAATATTAACAGATGAAGAATTTGCAGAAGATTCATCAATAGTATATCAAAATAGACCTAGAAAAGGACAACTTAAAGTTTATAAAAATTGGGCTGATGTTATTCCTTTACTATACACAATTCAAAAGTGGGGTGCATTTGAAAAACTTGATGATTTTTATATCAAATAAGACAAATTTACAGATATAAAATAAAGTTGTGTCAATAAGTTTTAGTATATTATAGTATAAACCCTATAATCTACTATGAAAGAGTTATCTGAAGATACACGTTTAAATGTTAATGTTAAAACTATTGTTGCTATTTGTTTTGGTTTATTATCAATTGCTGGTGTTTATTTTACATTGGTGGCACAGATTCAACAATTAGAAATAAGCTTAATGCGCATGGAATCTGAACTTGATATGAATTCTGAGTTTAGAATAAAGTGGCCAAGGGGAGAGTTAGGATCTTTACCTGATGATGCAGAACAAAATATGAGATTACTATATTTAGAAAAGTACCAAGAAAAAGCAGTTAATGATATTGACATACTAAAATTAAAAGTAAAAGAAATTGAGAGCTGTATAAATGAATAAATAATAACATGACAACTAAAATAACCATAGTGGGGATATCAGCTTTTTGTACATACTTATGTACATACTTTCTTAATTTATCCATGGAAAACATGGAACAATACTTAGCTGTTTGCTCTGTATTATGGTTAGATGGTGTATTTGGAATTTGGGCTGGAATAAAAAGAGAGGGGTTTAAGACTTATAAGGCTCTAAGAATAACAAGAAATACCTTTGTATGGATAACCATCCTAACCGTTGTCCTAATGGTTGAAAAAGGATTTGCAGGAACAGGATGGCTATCCGAGGTTGTTGTTGTACCCTTTATGATACTACAACTTGTAAGTGCATTAAAAAATGCTTCTATGGCTGGTCTAATAAAGACAGAAGAACTTAATAAAATTCTTGATAGAATTGATAATCACAAAGGTTTAAGAAAGTAAACTACCCTTCACAACTAGCACATTCAAGAATATTTCTTGCAAAATCTTGAGCACTGCTTTTACTAAACTGATAATACAAAGTCTTCACGCCTTCTTCCCAAGCATATAAATATAATTGGTTAATATGCTTAGCAGATACAGATGGATCAATCATTAAATTAAGTGACTGAGACTGATCAATATACTTTTGTCTTTGCGCAGCTTGTAGTACCAACTCTTTAGGTGATATTTCAACAAAAGATTTAAAAACTTCTTTAGTTGGGAAGTCCAAGTGTTGTACACTACCGTCCTTTTCAAGAATAGACTTCCAAGTATCTTCATTATTTAAACCATATTTTTCTAACTCTTTTTCTAAATAAGGATTCTTGTAAATAGTTTTTGACTTAGCAAGATCCTTAATAAAATAATTAGATTTGATTGGCTCTATACCCATAGATACCTGACCTAAAATAAATGAACTAGATTTTGTTGGTGCAACAGCAATAAGGGTTGTATTAGCATACCCCTCCCTAAGAGAATTGTATCCATAGTCAGAATGTAATTTTCTAGACGCTATTTCACTTCTATCTTTTATAGTTCTAAATATTTCATTATTTAAACCTTTTGCTTGCAATGAATCAAACTCAAGTAATTTAGATTGAAATAAAGAATGGTATCCAAGAACACCTAATCCAATTGCTCTATGTTTTTGAGCAAAATTAAATGCTCTCTTCATGCCGGGCATTGTTTCAGATTTAATAATGAATTCATCCATCACCGCATTAAGAAAATAAACATATGTTTGGATAGCATCTGTTTCTTTTATTTCATCCCAATGCAAAACATTAATAGAACCAAGACAACAAACAAAGGAGTTATAACTGTCGGTTGGTAGTTGTATCTCTGAGCACAAATTAGATGCTGTGATTTCCATACCAATCTCTTTATATGGAGTATTATTATTTGTGTTGTCTTTAAACATAATATATGGAAAACCAAATTCAGATCTGCGTTGAATAATTTTAGCCCAAATTTTACGTTTTTTTCTATCTCCTTCTTTCATTTCTTCCATCCAGGCATCAGTTACTGTGACACCATATTGAAGATTTTGAATGGGATTACCCTCAGTACCAATATCTAAAAACTCATTTATATCTGGATGTTCAACAGGTAAATAAACAGCACAAGCACCTCGCCTTGCTTCAGATTGCTTGCATACATCTACTACAGTGTCATAGATTCTAGCATAATGAATAGGTCCATCAGCAAATCCACCTGTAGATATTACACTACCTCTAGGCCTAATATTACCTAAATAAGCGCTTGTTCCTCCACCATATTTAGACATCATACCAATCTCACGACCAGCATTAAGTATGCTATCCAAGTTATCATCTATATTAGAACCATAACAACTAATTGGCAAACCTTTTTGTTTACCAAAGTTTATCCATACTGGCGTAGATAAAGAATAAAAACCCTTTGCCATATACTCTTCAAACTTTTCAGCAAAGCCTGGCATTTGTAAATATTTTTCTGCTTTTGCAGCAATATCTTTTATTCTTTGTTCTGGTGATTCAGATATATATCCTCTTGATAAAAATGTACGGCTATCTTCATTGAGCCAATAATATTTTTTGTATTCCATGATTTGTTGGTTTATTAAAATAAGTCATCAACTGTGATTGGCTTACTTTTTTTATTGTAATCTATTTGTTTTTTATAAAAGAAGTCTCCTTCTTTAGTACCTGTAATTTCAATATCAAACCATTTTGTTGACTCTAATAAATTATTATTGACATCAAAAAGTGGTTTCATACCTATTTTTTTAAGTGAGTTATTAAAACGGTTCATGATAAAATGTTGGATTGTTTCTTTAGGTAGAAAGTCAAGCTCTCCTTTTTCAAAGATCCAATCTAATATACCACATTCAGCCTTATAAGCTTTTTCACATGCTGAGTAGATAAGATTATTAAACTCTTCATCAAACCACTCAGGGTTTTCCTTTTTAATAATATTAATGATTTCAGCTCCAAAGTTTCCATGAATCTCTTCTTCTTTACTTGTAGCTTCAACAACGTTAGATATACCTTTCAGAACATTCTTCTCTTTATTAAAGCTCATCATAATTAAAAACTGGCTAAACAAACTTACGTGCTCTATAAATAATGAAAACAATAACACAGATTTTGTGTACATTTTGTCATCTCTAGATCTAGATCCATCCAAATATTTTTTTAAATATTTAATTCTTCCTTCAATTGCAGGTTCATTAATTACAGTTTGAAACTCATCTTCCAAACCAAGGATGCGAAGTAGTCTAGCGTATGCATCTTTGTGTCTAACTTCTGACTCAGCAAAAGTAAAACCAACATCACCAACTTCTGTGATTGGCATACGTTTATATAAATCACCCCAGAACGTTTTTACATTAACTTCTATTTGTGCAATGGCCAACATGGTTTTTTTAATAACATCCTTTTCTGCTGGTTTTATGTTAACCTTATAGTCTTGTATGTCTTCTGTAAAATTAAATTCTGTATCTATCCAATAAGAATGACGGATAGCATCTTTATAGGCAAGTAATTGTGGATATTCATACGGCAAGATATTTGTTCTGGGTTTAAAAATGTTTTTGTTCATAAGGATATTATTAAGGATTAAAAAGCCGCACCTCTAGATCAGAAGTGCAGCTGGCATGTAGTATAATTTAAGAAAAATATACCTATTTAAAAAGCATTAAAGCTTAATATTGACGTAAGAAATTGTTAAAAATATTAATCCAATTTCTAAACCATTGACCCAACGGTATTTATCATCATCACATAATACTTCGCAGTTAACAGTTTTAATACCTAGCAATGTTTCAGTGGGTAAAAACTCAACAGATAATTTGTTTTTGAATACTAATGGATTTACTTTATTCATAGATGGTTTTGATTTAAAATAATTAAAAATAATTTTTGTATATTATTTGTATATGAGGTGTTGTGATGAAACACAAATATACAATTATATTTGATTAGGTTGCAGTAATTTTGTATATTATTACTATAGTACTTTAAATTTTTAAAGCATGTTTAAAAAAATATTAAATGTAATCTGGACTTACAGTCTTCAAGACTATTGGAAATACCTATGGTCAAAAACTGAAGTTGATGAGAAAGTAGTAGAAGGAGTAAAGGAAACTAAAAAAAGAACTAAAGCTGCTATAAAAGCACTAAAAGGCAAAAAGTAATGGCAAAAGTAATTAATCATTATACTCCTTCTTCTAGAACCAAAAGACCGGGTGTGCATAGTAAAAATGCAAGTAAAGGTCAAAGTGGTTATAAAGAAAAATATAGAGGACAAGGAGGAAGAAGATGAGAAATATATGCATCCTACTTCAATTTTTGTCCAAGAAAAAAATTTGTTTAGGGCATTGTCATAATAGTTTATGTAATAAAAAAAATTGTAATAACAATGAACGATTGGGAATTAGAAATAGCATTTCACTGGCCTCACAACAGATTAGCTCTAGGCTGGGATTATTTAGAACCAAATGAACAAGAACCGTTTACAACAATTAGAGTGTACCTATTTATAGTTACATTAACATTAGATATATCATGAGCAATAAGAAAAGTGGAGGACTCAAACCTCAAAAGATGACAAGACAAAAAGCTAAGTTACTAATGAGATCTGGTGGAGAACTGGATGATATGATGCTTGGTACAGTAGTTGAAAAAATGCGTAAAGGTGGTAATGCTAAAAGAGTTGTCAAAAATAAAGATGGCTCAGAAAAAATGCAAGAATATAAAATGGGTGGCTGGACCTACTCAGGTAAACAAAAATGAACATTTTAACTGACATATTAAGTCTTATTAGACGTGGTAAGTTTACTGAAACAGCACATAAAGATGATGTAGTTGTTTTAGGTATGTGGAATGAAAAACCAGACATGACTGGTGTAGCATCCCCAATACCATATAAATCAGTTAAACTTATTAAAGTAAAAGATCTTGCTTCTTCAGAAAACTGCATTACTACAAATGCTCCAGCTACTCCTGCTTTAGATAGTGTTGGTGTTTTTCAAAAAGAAGATACTGATGAAAAAGGAAAATGTACTGTATATCTTAGATCTTTAAGATCATTAAGTAGTAACCTAACTTTGAATCTTTCAACAGATGATAACTATATTGAGATTGACTCAGAGGGTGAACCAAATACTGCTGCTAACTTAGGTAATGGTATTGGTGTTTGGGAAAATAAAGTTGGTGAAACACTTAATTTTAAATCTTTAGTTGCGGGTAATAATATTAATTTATCAGAAAACAATGGAGAAATTACAATTACATCAGCAGCTGGAGGAGGTGAAGTTAATACAGCATTAAATGTAGGTATAGGGGCAGGAACATTTGCACAGAAAGTTGGACCTGAATTACAATTTAGATCATTAACTTCTTCAAATGGTACTGTAGCAATATCACAAAACACAGATAATATTGATATAGTAGCACCATATACCGAGTATAGAGTTCTTTTAACACAAACAGGTACAAATCCTCCAGCAGAAACGCAATTAGTAAACACTGCAGGAATAACTATAACTTGGACATATCAAGGTGTAGGGCAGTATACGGCAACATTCTCAAGCCCAATTTCTAATATTGCATCTATTAATATTGCTCAGGTTTTTAAAAGCAGCCTTCATCATGCCCAAATTAGCGGAGTAACTACAAATGGTTTGCAATTGTTTGTTGCCGAGAGCGGTACCGGTTTTGCTGCAGATGGTCAGTTATTAAACACAGAACTATTAATTAAACAATATTAACAATGAGTGATAAAAGACCTAAAAAGAAATTTAAAGATACAAAAGTTGGAAAATTTTTGTTAGGAGCTGGTTCAGGTATTGTAGACACAGTTGGAGATCTATTACCTAACTCAGGTGTTTTAGGTGTAGTAAAAAATCTTATTGATAAAGATCCTACATTGCCACCTGAAGATAAAGAAAAAGCTATGAAACTTCTTGAATTAGATATGATTGAAATGCAAGAAGTAACAAAACGTTGGGATAGTGATATGAAATCAGATTCGTGGCTAAGTAAAAATACAAGACCATTAACGCTAGTATATTTAACAATTATTACTTCTTTATATATTGTGCTTGATTCATTAGATATTGCATTTGATATAGATGAAAGTTGGGTAGAGTTATTAAAGACTTTATTAGTTACAATTTACGTAGCTTATTTTGGCTCACGTGGATTTGAAAAGTATACAACAATTAAAAAATAGAAATTATGAAAAAGCAAATGTATAAAAAAGGTGGTGCAAAGAAAAAAGGTGCACAAGCTTTATTTGATAAACTAAAAGGTATGGGTTATAGCAAAATGGGTGGAAGTACTTATGGAGCTGGTGATGGTGATATGACACCAGGTAAAGCACGTATGAATCAAATGGCTAAAGGTGGAGGACTAATGGGCTATATGAATGGCGGAGATGTCCTTGACCCAATGACTATGAGAAATGGTGGATCAATGAAAAAGAAAAAAAGATAATCATGGGATACAAAAAATTAAAACCGGGAGAGAATGGATATTATGATCCAACCTCAATTCCACAAGCAATTCAGCAGAAAAAAAATAGAAGGGCTGTGGAAGCTAGAATTAGAATGGCAAAGAAAAATAATTTAAATCCTCCACAAAAATCTACGAGAGCTGCAGAACCTGTTCAATCAGCAGCTTTTAAAAAAGGATATAGGAGAGGTTAAAATAATTTCACTATATTTATAAAATAAATTAAAAAGAGATGAGTGTTTACATACAAGAAGTCTTAGGGCTACTAAAAAGAAATAAAAGAAAGAAAAAACTAGACAAAGTGAAAGATCACTTTGAATTTGGTAAGCTTTATCAAACTAGTAATTTAAATACTGGTGCCGCCTATAATCCAAAAATGGAACCATTTGTGGTAAGATGGGGAGACCTTGTATGTGAAGCAACTGAAGACCTGACCAGAACTCAACCTGGCTCAGGTAATTTAGGTTTTGTACCTGTTTATACTACACCAGAAGGCTCTTGTTCTTGGGATACCCTTAAAGATTCCATTATAACTCAGAATGCTATTGGTGATACTATTAATATAGCAGGTAATTTATATGTAGAAGGTACTATAACAACTCCAACGTTAACAGAAGACCGTATAGTTATAGTTGGTCCTGGAGGTGTATTAGAAGATGATGCTAACTTTACAATGGATGGTGTTACTTTCACTGCTTTAGTAAATGTACAACACGGTGTTCCCGTTGTATCACCAGCTCAACCAACAACAAATACAGTTATAAACTCAAATATATTCCTTAATGGTCCAGTATACGACTCTCAAGGTAATGTTGGTGGACTAGCACAAGTGCTTGTTGGTCTTGCTGATGGTAGAGTTATATGGTCTGATGATGATGTTGTTGAAGCACTTACATATGGTAGCCTATGGCAAGGTAATATAAACGACTTAAAACAAGAATTACCAATTGGTACAGCTGATCAGATTCTTATTTCTGATGGTGTTACATTTTCTTGGGAGGATAACCCTGCAGCAATTGTAGGGGAGCAATGTGCTGTATATACTATTCCTCTTTGGACTCCTAACTCAAATACGTTGGGTTGTTCAAAACTTGTTCAAGATGGAGATAACTCTACTCCAGCTACAAATATAATTTCAAGTGTCACGTTTAATGTACAAAATACATTAACAGACTCAATTATTAATTTAATAAATGATGATAATAATCAAGTAAATTTCTTTACACCAGGTAATAATGTATATGGTATAGAGGCTGAGGCTAATGGTTCAAGTACAGCAGTTAAAATAGAACACTTCACAAGTGAAGATGCTAACTTAACAAAAGAAGAATTCATTTCTCTAGATCTTGACACTACACAAACTAACAACAAACTTGTATTGGCAGGTGATGCTGCAGGTGGAGTACATCCACGTTTAGCAGATGGATCTGTTCAAATAAATGTTGATTTAGAACTAGAAGATGTTCCTGATGATAATGCTTTAGAGAAAGTATTAGTAAGAGACACTACCACAGGATTGGTAAGACAAAGAGATGCATCTACTATTAAACCACAAGTTGGCTTTGATACATTAGAAATGTTACCTGATGGTTGGGCATCAACCGATGGTAACTTTAATGCATATGTAAAGCTTGATGACACAACAACTGCAGTCAAAAATATTAAAGATATGGATTGGCTTGTTGATGGAGATAGAGTTGTAGTAATTGCAGAAAATACTAAGACAGGAAGTTTATTAGCTGATAATGTAATTAGATTCCCTCAATGGAGTTCTGCTTCTTTTACAACCGTAAGCAATCATACATCTTGGAATCAAGCTAGTATAGGTACAGGTTGGACAGGTGCTATTGATAATGGATATCAAACTTCAACGCTATTATATGGTGAAAAATTAAAGTTCAAAGCTGAACTATATGAAGTACCTACAACAGGCAATGCTCAATTAAATTGGGATGCATGCTGTAAGATATATTCTGATAACACTTGTCCTATAGTAAGTAACGTTGGTTTCACAACTGATGAAGACGCAACATTAAATGCTAGTGTAACAAGTAGTGATGATGGTTATGGAGGATATGGTATAACATTTACAGCATTAACTCAACCAGGAAATGGAACATTTACTTTTAATAGTGATGGTACATTTACTTTTGTTCCAGACGCAAATTATTTTGGAATAGAAACTTTTACATACACTGCTTCAGATGGATATTGTACTAGTAATATAGGAACAGTAACAATTACTATAAATGCAGTACCAGATCCACCTCTTTGGGTATCAACAGACCCTGTAACTGCAGGAACTTATCCTAATTTACAAGGTGGAGATGCTTGGAATTATAATTGGGAAGTTGCTGATCCGGATCACCCTTGTGCAGATCTTACATATAATGTAACAGTTGTTGATGATCAAGGTAATCCAGCTACATGGTTAACTTTTACACCAAATAGCCCTGCCGATTGTCAAGGAACACTTTCCGGCACATATCCCGTAACAGCCGGAACATTTACTGTACAAATGGTAGTATCAGATCCAGGTGGTTTATCAGACACACAATCTTTTGTTATAGCAGGTTTACAACCAGACGAAGATACTTATTTTACATTTTGGGTTGATAATTCAGGATCAATGGATTCACTTGCTCAAGAGCTTGCAAGACAAGTAAGTATTGGACAAGTTATTATACCTGTAACAGGTACAGGAACAAACACAATTACTGCAGGCTTTCATCCTGGTAGTACAAATAGCTACTTTGTTAATGATATTAACGCACTTGTTAATGGTAATACGCAAGTTGGTGGTGATGCATATTTTTGTTTGCCCACAGCACCAGCATCTGGTGTTACAAACATTGCATCAATTCAAATAATTGACATAATTACTGGTACCTTAACTAATACAGGTTTAAATGTAATAAGTAGAGCTGGCAATACCCTTACTCTTGATGCAAATGTTCCCGGAAGTATAACTAATGGTACTTATCTTTTAGTAACATTATCAGATGGACAGAAGACTGCAGATTATAATGACCAAAATAACCTTAGATCATTATTTCAAGACTTTTTTGCAACAGGTGGAGTACAAGGATCTCCAGATTTTAATACAGACCCAGCTACTAATGGTAGTAATAGATATACATCTCATATTAAATTTGGATTTATGTCAGGTGCAGGGGATAGTGGGATTGCTAATGGTGAAGACTCTGTTTTTGGTCTT